TGATTATCTGTTGCCATTAAACCCCCGATATGATGTCTACAGGCTCCCACTCTTCATCTTCTTCACTCTCAAAGTAAGATGTTACAGCCAATTGGTCAATATAACTCAAAGCATCAGGAAGGTCATCATGTACGCCATTGGCAGGAAACATCAAGAGTTGGTCAGTGAAGTCATCCCAATCTTCCTCTGAGTTCAGCACAATACGCCCATGCTCAAACCGCCCTTGGAGACTCCAGATGATTCTGTCTGTCTTTTTCCTGTTGCCATGCGTTAGGTCAACTATGTGGGAATATACATTATTTTTCCGCATCAGATCACTGAGGTACGGCAAAACAGCGTTTTTCAGTGCTCCACGCTCAATTCCCACTGAAATTGGCCTGTAATCCCGCATCTTCATCAGGATTTTGGCAGCAGTTTCCCGAATATCCCACCGCCCGTGGTCAATCTCTTTGACAAACCACTTGCCATCATCAGTGACTTTAACCACTGCAATGGCACTCTCATCTAGTCTTTTCTTTGCGTTAGCAGCTTGCTTAGCCACTTCTTCAAATCCTGCCAAGTCGATTGCAATGAAGTAACTACCATACTCAGGTTCCACGCCATATTTGATCCAATCTTCTTTAAAAACATCGCTTCCTGCGTTGTCAAAGGATGCCAAGTATTCCTGCTTGAAAGCAAATGAACTTAGCGTTTTCTTGGCAGACTCAATCTCAGTTGGGTCTATCAATGGATTGTCTTGGGTTGTGAAGTGCCAGGACTTCCAATCAGGATCAGTCTCCTCTTGGCCCATCTTGAATAGGTCATAGAACCAGTTGCGCCCCTTGGGAGTGCCGATGAATATGGCTCTGCCCTTCTTGTCTGACAAAGAAGCACGAATCACCTGCTCCCAGGCTTCAGGCTTAATGTCCGCAACCTCGTCTAGCACCGCATAGGTTAGGGACACACCCCGCAGGGTATCTGGTCTATCAGCACCACGAACATAAATCTTTGCACCATTTATCATGGTGATATCCATATTGTTGATGTGACTGTTTTGGATAACATCCCGTCCAATCTCTAACAACACATCCCAAATGATCTGCCTTGCCTGTCCATTGGTGGGCGCAACATAGAGAACTGCACTTCCTGCTGGGCAACGCAATGCTTCAATAATTAGCGTAGTAGCCGCTAACCTAGACTTTCCACAACGCCGACCAGCAGCTACAACCTTAAACCTTGTTTTGTCAGCAAAGACTGTTTGTTGCCAAGGAAGGAGTGAGAAGTTGAGGTCAGACATTTTTTGTTTCTACATCAGTCACATCTTGCAAGGGTTCAATCTCTACGCCACCAATGCCTGTGATATTGATCGTGACAGCATTCCTTTGCTTGCCTTCTTTCTCAAACAGGCTGACAGGAAGCATCCGATCCATACAGAGTTTGAGCATAGCCGCTTGTGCTGGGTGTTCATCATTCATGGCAATCTCAATTGCTTTGTGAACGACATTGGAACCTGCACTGTTTATCAGGAGGTCTTTGAGTTCTTTGATGCGCTGAACTTCAGTCTTTGGCAGGAGAGCCGCAGGTCTTTCAGCATAGGTAGACATAGTGAACTTCTTGTTCACAGCACCTTTAGGGCGACCTTTTTTCTTTAGGTTGTTTGGCAGTGCATCAATCACATTCATACTTTACCCAGTTATGGAAGTTTGGTGAACTATACATTGTTTGACAAGTGGGGTAAACCCTAGTACATTCTTCACGGGGCCATCACCCAGCCCTCTATGCGGTGGAACCGACCAATTAGGATAATCGTAGCGAGTCAGGCGACTCTTAAGTAACCCCCCATCATTCGGGATGAATCATGGCAAGGTGAACAGGAAATGTAGTCTGAGCCACTTGTCTGACAAACAAGATACTGGTTAGCTTAGGCCCATCAAGGCTCTGTCTCCCAAGACAGGATAAACAAGAGGTTCACTTCTGAAAAGAAGATCAACCCTCACGGGTGCCTGAACTCGTCTATACCCTACCACCACCCGTCTGTAGCACCTTCTTCCTTCCCAACAAAAGCTAGTCATTTTTGTAGGTAATCCTAGGTTGGCTTTTCTTGTGGATAGGGGGCACCACAAAATCTCTCACACCACACATACCCCTCCCCCCCTACAAACCCTTAAGGGTAAACCCTAATAGGGTAAGTACCTACGGGTAAACGAGTAAGGGTAAACCCTGATGGCCATCTTTAGACAGAAAAGTCATAAGGCTTAGATGAAAATAGCATAAGCACCATTATCAGGTAACCTGACCAAATTCCGGCCATACCTGGTAGAAACCCTAATTGCTGCAAACTATCGACACTCCACCACCAATAGCCAAATCCTATTTAGTACTTTGTGGTTCATAGGGTTTACATATCTATAAATAATGGGCCAACCTGGGGTAAACACCTATATCAAACCATTGTTGGAATCGTTATTATTAGTGCGCTAGGCAAGCAAAACCTAGCGGTTCATTCAATCATTTAATAGGAGTTCAGAATGACTAAACAAGACCTGATAAACCAAGCAACAGACAATGCCCATGCAATGTGGGTCAATGACCCATCAATCCAAGAAGACTATGCGACAGAAGAGGAATTCATTGAGTGCATGGTACAAAATGCCTTTGATGACTTTGTTGGTTTGTTGACCGAATATTGATAGGAGTTACACCATGACTTACAAAATCGAATTCCCTGACTATGATGACAATCTCTCCTTCCCTGAAGGTTGGATTGATGACTCTTGGCACAATGATGTATGTCCCAAGTTCATCAAAGACAACATTATGATCTGGTGCGACTACAAAGACTTTGACAGAAGGGAAACAGAGGGTCAACAGTTTGTTGTCTCTTATGGGCATGATGTAGATTTAGAACCCATCAAAGCCTTTGATTCATTGTCTGATGCCCTTGCATTTGCCGAAACCCAATTTACCAAACCCAGCCAGATTAATATCCACCCTGAAGATGTTGAACTCTTGGCGTGGGATGCGCTAAATGCCGCTTGCTCAAATATCCAAGATGCTATCAAACAATCCAATGGTGATGTTGCTGGTGTTTTCTTTTCTGGGGAAAGAGGAGAAAAAATCCTTTCAATTCTCCAAGAATATATCCATCTTGAATTATCTTTTCGTAAGGAATAATTATGGAAAAGATTGACAAAATTGTTTGTAGTGCTTGCTCTGTTGCCTTTGTTGCACTCTGGTGCATTCTTGGGTTCTTTGGCTAATCCCTAGACTATTGGATATCCTTTTGGGTATCCCTTAGCCTAGCGATTGGCTGGGGTTCTTTTAACTTCTGATAGGTGTGACTTATGCAACAAACCATTCTCTTTGCGGTTCCTCAATCGAAACTAACCAAAAAATTAGCTCTCTCAATTGCTGGGAGCCTTGGAAAGCCTAGCAAAATGCCTGGGTTTACCTATGGAATTTCTGCAAAACTGTGCAATGTAGGGGCAAAACTAGCAAAGATCAAAGGCTCAGTTTGCCATGATTGCTATGCATTGAAATCCAATTACCAATACCCTAGCGTACAGATTGCTCACCAAAAGAGACAAGAGGGGTTGGCATCCATTTCTTGGGTTGATTCAATGACCAAACTCATTGGAGACTCAAAGACCGATTATTTTAGGTGGCACGATTCAGGAGACTTGCAATCATTCGGGCATCTTTTGGACATTGTGAAAATTGCTGACAGTTTGCCAAGTGTTAAGTTTTGGATTCCCACAAGAGAGAAGAAAATAATCAACCAATACTTAGAGACTTTTGGCAAGTTTCCCGATAATCTTTGCGTTAGGGTTTCTGCTGCCATGATCGATGGAAAAGAGCCAGAGAATTTTGAGAATACATCCACAGTTTCAAGCACAGAGGGTTCATGCCCAGCCCCTAAACAAGGGAATAAATGCGCCAATTGTCGCAATTGCTGGGACAAGTCAATCAAAAATGTCTCTTACACATTGCACTAAAACCATGATTTATGCCACCCTCGCACTCATTCTTAGAATACTAACCCGCAAAAAATGAAAGGCTTGAAAATGAACATTGAACAAATACACGATAAAGCATATTCTATTTATGAGCAAAAAGGACAATTTGCAGTCCATGATGCCGTTGACAATGGTATTTTGAATTGTGATGAATGGGCGCATTGTGAGCCATGCGAGATTAAATCTCCAATGCTTGGCAATGCTTGCCTAGTTTGTGCAACTATTAAAAATCAAAGGCTTTGAAATGAGTGAACAAAAAATGCGTGATATGTTTGAATCTGGTGAGTTGACCTGGGCAGATTTATTAGAAATCACTGGTTTACCTGCTCATGTTTTGTATTCAATCTTAGATGATTTAATTTGAAAGGCTTTAAATGTTAAACGATATAAAAATTGAATTCTTTGAAGATCATAAATTCAAAAATAAAACTGGAGAGTTGAAATTGTGCGTTGCTGATTTTGCTCAATTGGGAATCATTGTGCAAGCCATCAGGCAAGCCCAAAACGACAATGGCAACACTTGCCACTTCAAAATAATTGCAGAATCCCTGGACTTTTAAAGGTTTATATGAAATTTAGATATGAAAAAACCGATTATGGCTGGAAAGCCTATTTTCTGAAAAACAATGCTTACATTTATTTTGGGCATTATCAAACGAAACAAAGGGCAAAAGAAGCCGCCGATTATTTGTCTCATAATGGCTACCCAGACGAAAGCAGCCCATTGAGACAAAAATACATGAACGATTACCCTTATATTCAATTCTGAAAGGCTAAAAATGATTTATTACATTAACTACAGACTAAACGCTATGGGTCAAGCTGCTGTGACCCAAAAAGTTTTGGAAATTTGCAGTAAAAAAGAAAACATCTATCCCGACGCATTCTTTGAAGATGCAGAAGACGCAAGAAATGATATTTATGGTTCAGGCGGTCAGGCTTTTGAAATACACTGGACTTTGACCGATAGCCGCAACCCTGTGGTCGTTGATGTATGGCCTGAATGGTTTGATGAGCAAATTATTGAAGAATGAAAATAACACAATCACAATAAGTCAGCAACCACTAACTAAGACCCGCCAAGTGCGGGTTTTTTCTTGCCTGTTTTAAGCCCTTGCAAGCCCTTTGACCCTTGCCCTATGTACCCTCAGAAAAACAAGCCCTTCTAGGCCACTTTTAAGCCCTTCTAGCGGCATTTTTTGGGTCAATCATCATCCTGGTTCGGCAGTGTGGTCACAAGGCCCACAAAATTCAGGTTCATTTCAGGGTCAAGGCCACAGTTAAAAAAGTGCGCTGCCCAGTCAATCGCAATCTTTCCCCCTTGGTTTAGGTTTCCATTTCCAAGCGTTTCCAGAATTAACCTTTGTTCGGCAGTAAGGTCTAGGGTTGTGTACCTTGCCCCTGGTTTAATCCCTCTTGCCATTAATTTGGTCTTTCCAATATAGTGCGATTAATAATGCTTCGGCCCTGTTTCCATCTTTCTTTCTGGTTAGTTTTGCTTCAGGCCAAAATGATCGGGCAAGGTCTAGGCTTTCGTTTTTATCGCTTGTCAGGTGGAAATACTTTTTCCATTTCTGAGGGGTCACAAGATGAAAAGGGTAATTTGTTAATTCAGCAACGGCTGAGATAACACCTACTGCCCTGCCAAACTGAAAACTACTAGCAACCCCTTGCCCTGGCATTGAATGCACCGATTCCATACAAATCTCTGCCCCTTCCCTTGGGTCAATGCACCGCAATATCATGTTTTTGAATACGAGGGGCAATATATTTTTATCTCTATGCTCAATCATAAAAGAGTCCAAATAATCGCCATTTGAATCCAATGCACCAACTGCACCACTTATGGAACCCGGATCCAGCCCAAGGTAAATAGTCATTGATTAACCCTCATCTTGAGTTTTGTTTGGTTTTTAGCTGGCAACAATTCCTCTGCCATAACTTCTTTGTTATCAATAACATAAAGTGAGTATTTCATATGGTGATGGTGCGTCTTATTAAATATTTTTCTAATCTTTTAATGCGGGCTTCTTCCCCGCCTCTTGCGCGAATTGCTTGGGCGCAATCCATCTTGGTTGCCAGCTCTGCCTGCGCTATGTTTGGCTGATCTTCCCACTCAAGTGGAAGCAACTCACACACCTTCGCACACGCCTCTCTTTCGGTCTGAATAGCATCATCAATGCGTTTTAGCCATAACTGGGCGTGTTTGTTGCTGTAATCGTTTCGCACCAGCTTGGCAAAGTGTTCAAGTCCTTGGGTAAATACAGGGCCTCCTAGTAAACCAGCTTCTTTAGCCATGCTCACAATCTCATCTCTAGTCATGTTGTCTCCAATTTGTTATCCCTCAAGGCTTTCCTGCCAATATCCGTCAATATGCTGCCCGAGTTCACCAAACCTCTGCGCCTGAGTGACCAATATGTATTCCATGAGCCAGGCTTCTTGTTGACCAGCTTGAACTTCCAGCCCAAGGCAAAGTGCTTGAGCATGAAGGCTTGATGCGGGCTAAGGTGTATTTTGGCCATTGTTTGCCTCACTCATAGTCACACTCACAATGGGCCATGAAGTTGTAGCAAGTCACGCAATATCCAGCCTCTATCATCTGCATACGCACTTTATGGCGCAATGAACCATAGGCTTCTCGTTGCTTGTCCTCCCATTTATCGTAGTTCATTCTGAAATCAATCAGCTTGGCAACGGCCTCAAATAGTTCTTCATTCTGTTTAAACACCCTGGCAGACCTCTCAATCAGCTTTTTATTTCCTTCCAAAAGGTCATCAATACGCTTTTGCTGTTCTTCAATTACTCGGTTTAGTGCTTCGCTCATTGTGTGCCTTCATTTGGTTGATTAAGTCCTGGGTTATCCCTCTCCACAAATGGGTAGAACAACTCTCTAATTCCTTGGCCCTGTGCCATGCCTGTGCTTTCCACCCAGGTTGCTTGGCAAGGTGAACAAGCCATTCCAATGTCTCCTGATACAACCAAGGCTCTGTTGACAAGATACTGCGGGACGGCAAGTCCTTGTTTTCTTCTGTCGAGGAGGTCATGGGCTTCATTTTTGGTCATTCAGGATTCTCCAAGCGGTTGCTGCACACAATGGAACTTGTCCATTTCCAATGGCTTTAAGTCTGTCCACCCTTGCGGCCACCCCATCAGCCACTCTGGGAATGGTGGGTTCAATTGACCAGTAATCTGCTGTTCCCCATAAGTCTTGGACTTGGTGGCTCCCCTCTCCACGGCATAGTCCAGTCTGTCCCTGAGCTGCCCTGTTTTCCCTGACCCCTTGTAGTCTGTTGAACATGGTGTGGGCCATAGATGCGGGTTGTTCACCTGGTCTACCAATCTGATTTGAATCGGTTGTCCATTCTCCCTGTGGGTTTTGCCCTCTTTCAGTAGTCCGCTTGTCCCACCCGAACCTGTGTCTGGGGTTCTCCACATTTGGACTCTTTTGTTGAATGCTTTGCGACTGTTGCTCCCGCCGTTCAATCCTTGCATTGTTGGAGTTGGCAACAATCCAAATCCTGTCCCTTTGATGTGGCGCTCCAATGTCTGCTGCTCCCAACACTCCCCATCTCGCATCAAACCCCATTGTGGCCAAGTCTCCAAGAACTCGTCCAAGTCCCCTAGAAGTGAGCATTGGTGAGTTCTCCACAAAGACGAATCTGGGTCGTACTTCACAAATGACCCTCGC